AAAAAAGCGGGTTTTTCAACTTTACGTGAGTACTTAAACGATAAGCAAGGGTTGAAGCCTCGTGGTGCTCCTGCTGTTTCTAGCAACGACAGACAAATGCGCGACACAAGTATAGGGCTTGGGCCAACTGTAGAAAAAGCGCAAGCGTTAGAAGCGCAATCTTTAGAAAAAAAACGAAGAGCCGCAATGGAAAAGTCGCAGGCGTTAGAGGGTTCCTACCCTGAGCAGGCACTGATGGGAGGGGTAGGATTTGGTATTAAAAGTATTGCTAAAGCTGCTCAAAATTTAGCCAATCGCGGCGGTGCTAAAGAAGCTGCAAAACGGGTAGAGCCGTATCTTGCTGAAAAAGCGCAAATGGCTCTTCCCGCACCCGCCAAACAGTTGGCTCTTCCCGCACCTGCTAGACAGCTTGGTTACGATAAAGCAGCGGGAAAGACAGCTTCAAAAACGGCAGAACGTAATGCTCGTACTCAAGGCCGTCAGGATGAAATGTCGAGGGAAAACCTGCGTAGGTACGGCATGACAGATAACACTTCTCCAAATGCCATCAACGCAGTCCGTGATAATCTGGGCATGGGGCAGAATTGGAAAGTGATGAAAAAAGGCGGTTCAACCCAAAGCTATGCGTCTGGTGGCAAAGTCCGTTCAGCATCGTCTCGCGCAGATGGCATTGCTATTCGCGGAAAAACAAGGGCTTAATCATGATGCCAAGCCGGGGAATGGGAGCGATTCGCGCCAGCAAGATGCCCGGTGGGGAGAAGAAATCTCGTCGGGATAGTACTGATTTCACGCAGTACAAAGAAGGCGGGGCGGTAAAATCCAAGGTAAATGAAGCTGGCAATTACACCAAACCTAGCCTTCGCAAACGGATTTTTAACAGCGTCAAAGCTGCGGCAATTGTAGGCACGGGCGCAGGGCAATGGAGCGCGAGAAAAGCACAGGTTATGGCTAAACGGTATAAAGCTGCTGGTGGGGGCTACCGAGATTGAAAGCTCCGCAGCAGTCCCTGAAAGACTGGGGTGACCAGAAATGGCGCACCAAGTCTGGCAAACCGTCGAGTAAGACGGGGGAGCGGTACTTGCCTGATGCTGCGATTAAAAGCCTTAGCCCTGCTGAGTACGCTGCGACAACTAAAGCTAAACGGGCAGGGAAAGCTGCTGGAAAACAATTTGTAGCCCAACCTAAAACGATTGCAAAGAAAACAGCAGGGTATAGATAATGGCTAAGACTACCGGCACCTCAGCCTTTAACCTCGACATGAACGACCTCATTGAAGAGGCGTTTGAACGTTGTGGTCAAGAACTCCGCACGGGGTACAACTTCCGTACTGCGCGGCGTTCGTTGAACTTGCTGACAATTGAGTGGGCTAACCGTGGTCTGAACTTCTGGACTGTTGAACAGGGCCAGATTCCAATGGTGACGGGTCAGGCTATCTACCCCATGCCTGTGGACACAATCAACCTCCTAGACACCGTTATTCGCCAAAGCAACGGCACGTCCAACCAGATCGACATCAACATCAGCGGTATTTCTGAATCTACGTACATGAGCCTGCCAAACAAGTTGGCACAAGGTCGCCCAATCCAAGTCTGGTACAACCGTCAGTCGGGGCAAGAGAACCTTTCTACGGCTACCCTTAACGGGACTATTACATCTACGGCCACCACAATTACGGTGTCTAACGTAGCCAGTTTGACTACAGCAGGGTTCATAAAAATTGACAACGAAACGATCAGTTACCCCAACGTAGACCCCGTGAACAATCAGTTGATTAACTGCGCTCGTGGGCAAAACGGCACAACCGCTGCGGCACATACCACTGGTGCGGCTATAACGGTGCAAAACCTGCCTGCTATTAATGTATGGCCTACACCTAATGCCCCCGGTAACCAGTACATGTTTGTGTACTACCGTATGCGCCGTATTCAGGATGCCGGTACGGGCGTAACCGTGCAAGATATTCCGTTCCGCTTTATTCCGTGTATGGTGGCAGGGTTGGCCTATCTGTTGAGCATGAAGCTACCTGATGCCGACCCAACCCGCACAATGGCGCTCAAGGCCGACTACGAACAGCAATGGAGTTTGGCGGAAGCAGAAGATCGGGAAACTGCGCCTTTGAGGTTTGTGCCAAGGAACTTGTTTTATGCCTAATCGTTTTGCTTCTGGTAAGCATGCGATTGCCGAGTGTGATCGGTGTGCACAGAGATTTATGCTCAAGGTGTTGCGTACACAAACGGTAAAGACAAAGCCGTTTAAAATCAAGGTTTGCAAGGCATGTTGGGATCCAGATCAGCCGCAATTGCAGTTGGGTATGTACCCAGTCAATGATCCCCAAGCGGTGCGTGAGCCTCGCCCTGACGTGAGCTACCAAGTCTCTGGTCAAAGTGGTTTGCAGATTTTGCTAACGGACAGCACTACACAGGATGGGTTTGGTTACCCAGAGCAGGGCAGTCGGGTCTTTGAATGGGGCTGGAGTCCTGTTGGTGGAGCAAGCGGGTTTGACATGCTTTTAACGCCAAATAGCTTGGTGATAGCGGTAGAACTTGGTACAGTTACGGTTACAACGACATAAGGAGTCGAGCATGGATAAAGCAGATTTGGCGCAAGATAAGAAGATGATGGCTGGAGCCGTGCACAAGCACGAGAAGAAGCTGCATCCCGGTCAGCCTATGACAAAATTGGCAAAAGGGGGCAAGACAAATGCCCAAATGAAGTCTTTGGGCCGGGGTCTGGCTAAAGTTGCCAACCAGAAAAAGAAAGGTTGATATGGCTACTTTTAGTAAAAAAGTTATGGGCAAAGAAGTTGGCGATGCCAAAGTCTATGCTCCACCCCACACGATGGACGGCAAAGCGGGTGTGGATATCAAGAACAGCGGGTATGACGGTGGCAATCGTTTTACTGCCAATGATGTGAATATGTCTGTTGGCAATATCAGCCGTGATCCGTACAAAGCCCCCAAGACTTCTGGCGTTAAAACTCGTGGTAATGGCGCGGCTACCAAAGGCATCGTTGCCCGAGGCCCAATGGCTTGATATGATGCGACACGGTTCCATTTATATTGCAACTAACAAACATACTGGAGAACAGTACGTTGGGCAAACACGCCAGCTTGTGCAAAAACGATGGGACGCCCACTGGAAAACCGCAGTGTGCCCAACAGCCCGAAAAGCAAAATTTCAACATGCATTGCTTGAATTTGGACAAGGGGCTTTTTTAGTGCAAGAAGTTTTTGTTGCCTTTGATGAACAAACTTTAAACAACACCGAAATTTGTTTTATTTCGGAGCTAAACCCAGTGTATAACGCTACACGAGGTGGCAAAGGGCTTCGTCCGATTGTTGTAACGGAGGACATTAAACGTAAACGGTCTGAGGCGGCTAAAGCGCGGTGGGCTAATGCTGAGTGGCGTGCACGCACCGTAGAGAGTATTAAACAAGTGGGACAGACAGATGCAGCCAGAGCTAGAGGGAAATGTGTTGCAGCAATTGGTAATGCGGCCCGTTGGGAAGGGCACATTAAAAAGCCTAAATCGCCCTTAAGGGTTAAAAAATGCAAACAGAAACGCAACCCAGAAATTGGGCGACAAAATTCTGCGCAAGCAAAATGGAAGCCCGTGTATTGCCCTGAACTACAATGTTCTTTTCTGTCGCAAAACGCGGCGGCGGAGTATTTGGGTGTTTTGCGCACGAGTGTGGCTAATGCTGTTAAGCAGAAAGGCAAGCTGTTACGCAAGTACAGTTTGGAAAGGGTGGCTTAAATCAATTACACGCAACTGTTCAGTACTATTCAATCCTATACGGAAAATAATTTTCCGGACATTACCCTTTCCGATGGGTCAATAGAGACGACTAAAGAACAGATTGACCGGTTCATTCAACAAGCTGAACAGCGCATCTATAACTCGGTGCAGTTCCCATCAATTCGCAAGAACATGGTGGGTAACGTTCAAAGCGGCAACAAGTACCTCAAAGCCCCCGACGACTTCCTTGCCGTCTACTCGATGGCGGTGATTACGGGTTACGGGACAGCCGCTGAGACTTACGAGTTCTTGTTAAACAAGGATGTGAACTACATCCGGCAAGCGTACCCCACACCCGCAGATACTGGGTTGCCAAAACATTACGCTCTATTTGGCCCTGCAATTGTAGGCAGTGCGGTTACCAATGAGTTGACGTTCATACTCGGCCCCACCCCTGATGCGGTCTACACCATCGAGTTGCATTTCTACTACTACCCTGAGTCGATTACGACTGCGAGTACGTCATGGCTTGGTGATAACTTTGATACGGTGCTCCTGTACGGATCGCTGGTAGAAGCGTACTCATTTATGAAGGGTGAAGCTGATATGATGGCTTTGTACGATGGTAAGTACAAAGAGGCACTGGCTTTGGCTAAACGCCTTGGCGACGGCATGGAGAGACAGGATGCCTACCGTTCTGGACAATATAGACAGGCGGTGACCTAATGGCTTTTACCGGGAACTTTTCCTGCAATACATTGCGGTCTGGGTTGGCAAATAATACGTTGAATTTTTCAACTGATACGTTTCGTTTGGCGTTGTACACGAACGCAGCAACATTGAACCAACTTACGACGGCTTATACAACAGACGGTGAAACTTCTGGTGGTAACTACGTGGCTGGGGGGCAGATAGTAACGGCTACGGTTAATACCGCGCTTAGTTCAAATGGCAGTACTATTTACGTTAACTTCTCTAGCCCAGCTTGGACTGGCGCAATCACTGCGCGTGGGGCTTTGATCTATAAAGCCGGTGCAAATGGCGCGGTCTGCGTTCTGGACTTTGGGAATAACGTGATATCGACAAATACGTTTACCGTCACTATGCCAGCCAACACCAGCACGGCGGCACTCATTAGGCTTGTTTAAGGAGAAAATATGGCATTGGTTACAACCACCAAAGGCGAAATGGACGATTCCTTGCTTGAGAAAAAAGAAGGTTCCGTCGATAATGACAATGAGTACACCACATGGGTGGAGTACTGGTTAAATGGCGAACTTGTGCACCGCTCTGCACATGTGGCCCTCAAGAAAAACGTAAGTTCTGCGGTAGAAGCCGCATCTTTTAATTAAGGAGCCAATCATGGCAAATACGCAAGCAATGACAACTAGCTTTATGGGCGAGTTGATGACCGCAACCCATAACTTTGGTGTAGCGCCTATTCGCTCTGTTACTACAGTTGATAGCTTTAAAGCTGCTCTGTATTTGACAACGGCCACGTACAACGCAGCTACCACTGCTTATTCAGCCACTGGCGAAGTATCTGGTACTGGGTACACGGCGGGTGGTGTAGCAGTGACTATGGGAACCGTCCCAACCGCTACCAATAGCTCTACAACGGCGGGTGTTGCCTTTGTCACGCCTTCGGCCAGCATCACATACACCACAGTGACTTTGGCTACAGCGTTTGATGCCGTGTTGCTCTACAACTCGACGCAGAGCAACAAAGCGGTGAGCGTGCATACCTTTGGTTCACAGACAGTGACCGCTGGTACGTTCACACTGACCATGCCTTCAAATACGACAACCACTGCTCTGATCCGCTTGGCAACAACCTAATAGGCTTCGTAAAGGAGCCGGATTATGTCAACCGGATGGGGTGATGGCACTTGGGGTGAATTTACTTGGGGCGGCTCCCAGTCGGAGATAGCCGGGAATAGTGCCGCTGGTGCTGTAGGCACCGTAATTGCATCTACTGAGTTTCCTGTACCAATTACTGGTGTAGTCGCTTCTGGTGCAGTGGGGGTGGTGAGCATGGGTGAGCGCACGGTGGCGCTTACGGGCGTAGCTGCTTCCGGCGCAGTGGGGGATGTTGTAGAGACAAACAGCCCCACAGAAGATGGCGTTGTTGCGCAAGGGCAAGTAGGGTCGGTTAGTTCTGTTAGTACAGTGGCGCTTACTGGTGTGGCGGCATTGGGGGGCGTGGGAACTGTAGATTTTGCTTATGTGGCGTTTTTGTCGGGCGTGACGGGAGCAGGTAACGTAGGCTCAATTGCGTCCACAAGCAGAACAGTGGCAATATCAGGGGTACAAGCAAGTGGTCAGGTAGGAACGCCAAATTATTTTTATTGGTCAGTAATTGATGACAACGAAACGCCAAACTGGCAAAATGTGGCAATGACTGTGTAAAGGATGATGATATGGCAGTAACTAATTTCTCCCCCCTTCTAGGTTTTGCCTTACCGACTACCGGAGATTTGTCCGGTACGTGGGGCGTCACCGTCAACGACTCCATAACTAGCCTGATTGATTCGGCGGTTGCAGGAACCACTACCCTTAGCGCAGACGCAGATGTAACGCTCTCCACCACAAACGGCGCGGCTAACCAAGCTCGTAATGCAGTGATCCTATGGACTGCCAGTAATGGTGCCACAACCCGGAATATTACGGCCCCGGCGCAAAGCAAAGCCTATATCGTCATCAATGCGGGTACTGGCTCTATTGTGGTTCGTGGCTCTGGCCCGACAACAGGTATCACGGTTACTTCTGGCTACAAGGCGCTTATCGCTTGGAACGGCTCTGATTTTGTAAAAATTGCTTCTACTTGAGTTAATCTAGCTTCAGAGGTGACGGGCACACTACCTATCGCCAACGGCGGTACGGGGACAACTTCCACCACGTTTACAAACCTGACCACTAACGTCACGGGTACATAGCCTATTACCAACGGCGGTACAAACGCAACAACAGCGGCTACGGCACGTACCAGCTTAGGGGCGACACCGTTAGGTTCTAACGTATTTACGATCCCCAACCC